AGATGTTCGGGCTTCAATCAAGTCAAAGGGTATGCCTGAGCTAGGTGCTAATGGTTTTGACATGTCTTCACAGAACATAGAAGTTCCCTCCCCGACCGCCCCAAAAGGTCCTCAATCCAAGAAAGATCCTGTCAAGGTAGCTGCTCAAATCAAAAATGCAGATACTAAAAGCCAGATGATGGATCAGGCTAAACAGAACCGCAGGAAGCTCAATATTGATAAAAATGGGCAGTGGTCAATGAAGAAGTCAAAAAAAGAAGACATGCCGTATTATAAGTTTAGAAAATTAATGGATTCAACGCCAAAAAGTACTGAAAGCACCTCTTCTAAGCCTGTCGGCGACCAACCCAATGAGCCTTCTGATTGGGGTCCCAAGACCAAGATTAATCCTAAAGACATAGCTCACTTTGATTCAGACTATCCAGAAGATTCAGGTAAAGCTACACTTAATGGGGAATTTGATTATGATAATGTCCGTGGAGAAGACGGCAGAGTTTATCAAAAGATGATGTCTTCTGTCCCTAAGTACGATCATCTAGATAACAAGTATTGGCCTACTGATACTCATGAATCTGATCCTTCTCACGAAAAAGGCTCTTTAACAGGGGCTGATAAGCTGGGAAACGTGTTTAAGAGAATCAATATAAAGCATTAATCTCAAATAAGGTATAACCTTATTAGGAGGTTATATGGCCAAGAAAAAGAAACCCAAATTCAATAAAGACTCCGCAATCCGCTCATCTATCCGCCGTGTTTACTCACGTTCTCCTGACGTTATTGCCGCTAAGAATGCAGTAAGACGCGAATCTATTTGGTATAAAAAGGATGGAACGCCGGCCAAGAAGCCTCGTGTCGAATATCAATGTGCAGAGTGTGCTAAATGGTACATGGGCAAGAATATCCAAGTTGACCATAGAGTTCCCGTAATTGACCCAGAACTCGGATTTCAAACTTGGGACATTTTTGTAGACCGTGTCTTTTGTCCACCTGAAAACTTAGATGTTCTATGCAAGCCTTGTCATAAGGCAAAAACGGATGAAGAAAAGCATATAAGAGCGATTAATCGTAAATTGGCTAAACAAAAGCAAGGAGTTAAGCATGGCAGTTGATCTGGGTAAAGCAAAGAAAATCTTGAGTAGTACATTTCTCGAAGACAATGATAAAGTCAACGAGGACGAAGCCGCAGGACTCGTAGTTAAGGCAGAGCAACTCATCAAGGGCCTGAGGGATGAGATGAATACAGACGAGAATCTGGCCGATGCTAAGGCAGTCGTGAAAGATCTAAGTTCCGGATACAAAAACGCAATTAAGTATGAAGAAGCCAAGATTCAGTTCCTTCTTGCTAAAATTGAAGAGATCCAAGATGGCTCTGTTAACCCTAATGCTAGCGTATAATAGCTTTAAGTAGCACGTTAGGATCCTATGCCCAGTCACTATAAGAAAAAACGCTTAGCAGTAGAATGGGCGTTGGATGAGAAATCCAACAAACTTGGTTACAAGTTAGAGGGATCTGAGCGAGGAAGAGCCAAACAAGAAATAAGGACTGAACTTCTTGATTATCACCAAGCCGAGCAATTAGATAACGAGCTACGGTGGGATCAAGAGATGGATAGAGCCTTTTATTGTTACTCTGAAGAGCTACGTTTAGGCGATGAATATGAATGTAAGTGTAAATCTTACTAAGCATTAAGAGGATGAGATGACATTAAGAACTGATTTTACAGGTTTACTCGATACTAAGCTGCAAGAAGCTCATGATGCCGGAGTTACATTTATTGGTACAAGTAACGCAATAATTGCTACTGCAATGTCTAATGCAGCTGCGTCTGGTCTCAAAACTTTTACCGTTAACCTTACACCTACATTTCAGCCTGCTGATCTTAGATTGGGTGGTAACTTATGGTACGCATATCAATCTGGTATACTTGGTGCTATAGCAATTGAAGGTATTATGGGTAATGAAGTTACTGCAACACTTGATACAACCGATGCAGTAACATTGGTCATGGATCTAACCTTCTCGTTCTAATCCTCCTTTCAGAGTATATTAAATCCCATCAGGTACAATCTTGATGGGATTTTTATATTCGGAGGGACGATGTCACGATTCAAACAACCAGCACAACTTCACAACCATTCTAAATATTCTCTCTTAGATGCAGTTCCTTCACCAGAGGAATGGGTAACTTGGTGTTTAGAGAATGATACATCGGGTTTTGCAGTCACGGACCACGGCACAAGCATCTCCATGTACGATGCCCTCAACTTTCCAAAGTTCATTGAAAAATACAATAAGAAGCACGGAACGGATCATGCTCTCGATTCGGTTACAGGTATTCCAGCTGTTGAATTATATGTTAAGCTCACACAGGTTGATGCAGATCGTTGGGGTGTAAGAGCTAAAGAAAAGGGGCACTTCCATATTACAGTCTGGGCAACGTCGATTCAGGGTTATCACAATTTAATGAAGCTATCATCTGTGGCATATGATGATGTCGTAACATATTTCGGTAGTCCTAAAGCTCGCTGCACTTTTACACAGATTGAAAAATACAAAGAAGGTCTTAAGTTTGGTACAGGTTGTATTGTTGGACCTATTGGTTCAGCTATTATGCACGACGATGATTATGAAGAAGCCGAGAAGCGATTCTTGATGTATCGAGAAATGTTCGGGGATAATCTTTATATAGAATTCCACCCAACAGATATAACTCATAACTTTAATAGAAAGACAGGTGGGTTCGACCCTATTGCTCCAACAGAGTGTGCTTGTGATGGTAATCAGCAACTGGCTTACAATAAGTTCTTAATGGATATGGTGGATAAGTATGACAACTGCAAACCGATTCCTGTAACAGATGCTCACTTCGTAATGCCAGATGACAAGGTATTGCAGGATTGCCTACTTAAGAATGGCAATGACAATGGTTGGTACTTCTATGAGTCGTATCACCAGAAGCAATCTGATGATATCTATGACAAGCTAAGAAGCCAACTGGGTCCTTGGTTGACAGAGACTAAGTTTGAGCAGTGGATAGAGAATACATACGAAGTAAGAGACGCAGCCAAATCGCTCTTTGAGTGGAACGACAAGGGAGATTACCGCACTAAATTATCGTTTGAATTCCATCTTCCGAAGATCCCAATTCCAGACTACATTAGAGAGAAGACAGATGATTATGACAAGCAGACATTCTTGTTGTTAATGGCTAAATGCGAAGAGCACGGTCGTTGGAAGAAAGATCCAGTTTATATCGAGCGTTTCAAGAGAGAGATCGATGTGGTGATGAAAACCAAGGAGCTCAACTTCATCCCATACTTCTTGTTATATGAAGATATCTGTACATTCGCACGATCTGTTGGAACTTTACAGGGTATAGGTAGAGGTTCAGCTGGGGGATCATTGATCTCATATTATCTTAAGATTATCCATATTGATCCTATCATAAACGATCTACCATTTGAAAGGTTCTTATCTCATGCTCGTATCAATGCTATGTCATTTCCTGATATTGATTGTGATTTTGGCGATCGTACGCCAATTATAAACTATCTACAAGAGAAATACGGTTTAGGCTTTGCTCAGATTTCTACATTTCAGAAGATGAAGACCAAGAATGCGATCAAGGATTCTATGTGGGCCTTATATGCTCGTAATCGAGAAGATCCAGAGGTCAAAGCCGTCTGCAATACAGTCCCTGATTCCCCACAGGGCATAGATGAGTATGACTTCTTGTACGGCCATACAGATAAAGAAGATAACTATCACATGGGGCTAGTGGAGACTAATAAGACTCTAGAGAATTTCTTTTCTCAGTATCCAGATATAGAGAATATGGTTAAGCGCCTTATAGGAGTTATCCGTGGTTGGGGCAGGCATGCATCGGCTTATGTTATATCTACAGTAGATCTCGCATCAGAGCGAGTTCCTACTATGCAGATGTTTGATAAGCATACAGGAAAGAATATCACTGTAACTCAGTTTGATGCCTCTATGTGTGAAAACAGGGGGCTAGTAAAAG